TAATTCAACTACTGGTTTGTATGAAGTAAAAGATGCACCTTTAAAATACAGATCATATTATTGGGGAGAGGGTAGAACGGGTGCTGCAAATCAAATCATAGGTGTTACTTCAGCAGTTTATATGAATTATACCATGACACCAGAAGATTGTATTGTATCTGCGTATCAAGTAGATTATTATATGCAATACCCAACAGTTTATGTTGGTGGCGCTCGTTTACGTCAACTAAAACTGGATTTCTCGTCTTCTGTAAGTATTGGTAGTCGTGGATCAGCAAGCTGCGACAGTTGTTCGTGTAATGCAAATGATGTATGTGATCCTAATAATACATGTACAGCATGTGGCGATACTTGCAAAGATGTAAATGCTGGACAAAATTTATTGGGTCCAGGTGGATGGATATATAATCCTGGTGCACTATGTAGTGATGGTAGTGATGGTATCCCAACATATAGTAGTGGTTCTCTTAGTAGTTCAATTGCTTTGTTTGATGAAACTTTATACTTCGAAGCTGGTGCATCAACATATTTGGGACCTCTAGTAAAATTTGGTCCATATACCGGAAGATTGCCACCAGGGTTTACTGCAACATGTTATACAGGTCCAGCTTGTCCGTGTCCAAACTATGAGGCACAATGTGCTGGGTGTAATTTAAAATGTAATGCAAATGCAGTTTATAGTGTTCTTGAAGAATATGATATAGATGATTTAACAAAATATAATTTAGTTGGAGATAAGATAGAATATACACAAGAACAATCACTTAAATTGTTTAGAGTTTATGAAGAATTAAAATCTGTATGGGTTCCTACAGGGGCGACATATGATCCAATAGCATTCCAAGGTGGTTGGGACTTATCTGGAAACCAGTGTCCAAATAATCCCACACCTCAAAGTATGGATGTTGATAAGTTTTATGGATTTCTTAAATATGAAGATGGAAATACTGGTTTATATGGCATTGCGTCAGATTTAACTTGTAGAGCATTAACAGATTAAAAAATAGGAAAAAATATATGAATTTTAATAATACTAATTTTGTGTCGGGAGAATCATATTCAGGAGATGGCACAAATACATTTACACGAGATAGTTTAAATACAAACCCAGGATTAGCTGTCGAGCTTTATACTGAAAGTAAAAAAGAAACTATACCATCAGAATATATTAAATATATTAATTTTACTTTTAATTTTAAAAGAGTAATAAAATTATATAAACATAGCATTGGTTCTGGTGATATAATAGATTATTTTACATCTATAACAGGCATTAAAAAATTTATAATTTATATTACAAAAGGAAATTGTGGTTGTGAGGCTAGAAGAAAAAAATTCAATAAAATTTTAACAATTCCTTATTACACAATTACATTTACTAAATTTTCATATATGGATGAAATTTTAAATGGATATAAAGAAGAAGCAGTTAAAATAAAATCTAAACAAAAATATGTTGATCAAATATCAGCCGAACATATGGAAGGACATATTTCTTTGTTTAAACCTAAGCCTGCATTTGTAGAACAAACTAAAAAATCAGGTTGTGGGTGTGCAAATAAAAAACGTTGACAATTTAAATAAGATGTGATATAATACAATTAACGAAAGGTTACAAATGGAAATTAAGTATTTTAAGATGATGAATGGTGAAGAAGTTATCGCAAAAGCCAAAAAGGTAAACTCTGATTGGTACATGGAAGACCCTGCTCAAATTATTCATTTACAAGAATATAAGCTAGGTCTGGCAAACTGGCTACCGTACACAACAATCAAAGAAGGTGCCTTGATTCCTAGCACAGCAATCATGTTTGCAACTGATGTTGCAGAAGACATGATTGAATATTATGGTCGTTGGGTTGATCCAAATCTTGTTGTTGAACAAGATGAAGTTACTGAAGTGAACAAGTAATTTTAATAAATATTTGCGTGTTTAAAGGCAAATATAAAAAGAAACTATCTGATGGTTCTTTGGCTACGTATTCCACGAATGATGTTGTTATGTTTCAGGGAAAATTATACGCAGCCAAAGAACCTGTTTCTTTGTCACCAATAGAAAATACAAATTCATGGAATTTTGTTGGATCTACTGAAATTTTTAATTCTGATAACCCACCGTTAAATGCAGAAATTGGACAAATCTGGGTAAAGGATGGTATATATTATTCTTATTACTATGACGGTAATAACTATGCTTGGGTTGCTATTTAATTTACTAAAATTATAATTTCTAGTATAGAAGTAGTTTCTCGTTCTAATTGGAGAAATATATTTGTATTCAGTTTAGTTTCTGTACCAGCAAATATAAATGCAGCACCTTCACTTCCTGGTGTACCAAGTAAATACGTAAAGCCAGTTAATGGAATTGAACAACTTCTGTCAGCAAATGCACTGATACGTGTTCCATAATTTCTAGAATCTGATAAATCAATTTTAAAATTAATATCACGAACAAATGACCCTGCTGTAATTGTTAATGTATTTGTTACTATTTCATCGACATAAATTTCATTTATAGATGTATTAGATAATAGTAGTGGTATCTGAAAATCTGTTGAAGCAACAAAATCATTTACAACTGTATTTCTATAAGTTAAGTGATATAGTTTTAACAGTTCTAAAGATATTGGTGCGGTGATTGGGGTAATTGTAGATAAATTTAAACTTTTTAAAGTTGTATTTTGATACCATGATTTTGTAATATCATAATCTACTCCATTTAGATACCGTAACTGAAATTGTTTTTTATTCTGAGAATCAATAAATCTAGTAAATACACCTGGATCAACGTAGTTATATCTAATAACACCATTAATAGTTTCGTCGTAGTTTAGTGCTTCAATGGTTGGAATACCGCGCATATAAGTATATACTAAACTATTCTGAAAATATAAATTTTCGTTGGTAATAGTAGATTCCTGTGACAGGAACACAACTTCTGATCCATTGTTTAGGGTAGTAAAGTTTTTAACTGGAATACGTCCAGAGTTTAAAGTACTCTTCTCGACTTCTACATATTCTTCATAACCAAAATCACTACCGTATAAACCAAGGTACTTAAGGTTTAATGGATCATTATTTGGTAACTTAGACAACAGAATATTTGCAGTAGATCCATTGATTGTGGTAAACTGAATTGCATCTGTAAATAAGTTTGCATCATATATGCCACCTGCTAACCCAGATGTCCCAGTTAAACCAGAAAAATATAAAAATTCATTATATGCTCCGGTTTTACCTTGTAGTGTAAATTGCCCAGACCAAGTTGTCTTTGCACCCGTATCGATGTTTACATATACACCTGAATTAAAGGCACAGGTATTACCAACAGTCATAGTATCAAAAAAGATTTTTAAGAATTTTAAATCGTTTGAATTTTTACTGTGAGAATAATTAAAGAAATAACTATTTCCCGAAGCAAGTACATTTGGATTCGAGTTAATTATACCTTTAGTTAAACATGGATTTGCTGTTGCCCCAACAAATTCCAAAGTAAAGGATTGTGTTGATTTTACTACTGTTAGTGGGACAGCCATATTTAACTAGCCATGTATGAAATTATTTGTGTGGATGACTTAGCACGAATATAAATTTTATTGAGATTGATTACATCTAAGAAAACATTCTGACCAGGATCAAGTTCATATCCATTAACTGCAGCACCATCTGCATTAATATAGATTAAATCTGTGTTTGCAGAAGATGCTTTTAGATTTACGCCACTACCGGAAGTATAACCCGAAGCCAGCAAGTAAGTAACTCCAGTTGTAGCAGTTACTCTACCTGCAGTAAATACTGCTGGTCTGGCTGCACCAGCTGAAATCAATGCTGCATTCAGGGTAGTCATCAACCCATAGATGGCAGTCATTCCAGTTAGAATATTTGTATCATTGATACCAGCGGTACCAGTTACAGTAACATTTTGTGATACACCACCTGATAGACCTTCAACTCTCAGAGCAGAAGTAGACCCATAATTTTGTACGTAGATGATTGGGTTAATACTAGCAGTAATATTAACATCTTGAAGATAAACTTTAAGAGCATCGCCTGATACGCCAATGGCTGTGTTGCCTACAGTAACAAGAGCGGATCGAATAAAGGGGTTACCATCGTAACCATATACCTTGATGCTAGAGTTTGTATAGCTGAGAGGAATACCCCCAGTGATCGCTATAGGAGCTCCGCTGACCCCAAGGATACTTACAGTCCCCTGAACAGTTACAGGACCTCCTGCGCTGTTTCCCTGTACAATTACAGGAGTAGTAAAATTAACAATGTTTGCAGTAATGCCTGCTGATAGGATGACAGGCAGTGGGGTAGTACTACTGACAACTGTAGAGCTGGCAGTATTACCATAGGCCATTTTAAAGACCTGGAAATGACTACCTCCTACTTCATTGGTAGCAAGAGAGGCGGTAAGTCCTGATGCAATATTTACTGTAATATTATTTGCCATTGATACTCCGAATCACATATATTTAGGGTATTATAAGTATTGATATTTTTTTTAAATTCTGGTATAATATCTATATGTATCTAGACGAAAATATAAAATTAACATTTTCAAGTAAAGTACTTGAAAGAGTACAAAAAACAAAATTATCATATATGGATTGTGTGTTGGAATTGGCAGAGGAAATGAATATTGAACCAGGTGCTGCTGGAAAACTTTTAACCAAACCTTTAATTGAAAAAATTCAAGAAGAAGCAAAAGAATTGCATCTTATGAAAGCAGTTAAAGGAAAAAAGTTACCGGTTGATGGTTGACATTCACCCTAAATATGATAGAATAAACAAATCAAGGTAGGTCCTTGATAATTTTCATGGTCTGGGTAGTCCCCAGAGAAAGGTCACTATATGGGATCGTTTTCAGATTTTAAGAAGCGTAGTAAGAATTCTATCGAGGACTTGAGCAAGAAGTTGGTCAGCCTGAATAGTAAGGAAAGCTATAAGGATGATCGGTTTTGGAAGCCAGGACTCGATGCATCCAAGAATGGTTACGCTGTAATTCGTTTTCTTCCGTCCATTGAGACCGAAGAAGTTCCATTCATTAAACTTTATACTCACGCTTTCAAAGGCAAGGGTGGCTGGTTTATTGAAAACTGCCGTACCACATTTGGCGAAAAGTGCCCAGTGTGTGAAGCCAATACTGAACTCTGGAACAGTGGATTAGAGGAGGACAAGGACATTGCACGATCACGTAAGCGTAAGCTTAATTACATCAGCAATATTTTGGTCATCAGCGATCCATCAAATTCAGAAAATGAAGGTAAGGTATTTCTCTTCAAGTATGGAACAAAGATCTTTGAGAAGGTTCAGGCACTTATGTCTCCTGAATTCAAGGATGAAACTCCCGTTGATCCCTTTAATTTCTGGGAAGGCGCAGACTTCAAACTCAAGATTCGTAATGTCGGTGGTTATGTAAACTACGATAGAAGTGAATTTTCAGCTCCAGCACCATTGTTTGGTGGAGATGACAAGAAGCTTGAGGTTCTGTGGAAGAAGCAGTATGCTCTGGCTGAGTTTGTGAATCCTACTGGCTTCAAGTCATACGATGAAGTCAAGGATCGCTTCAAGAAGACTGTTGGGGATGATATCCGCGAACAGTTTGATGAGGCTAACGAAAAGACTGTTGAGGATGACTCGACAGTAGAACAGATTCCATCGGAAGATACCGATACTCTGGACTACTTCAAGTCTCTAAAGAGTAAGCAAGACTAAAGAGAGCCCCTGAAAGGGGGCTCTTCTTATTTTATTCTATATGATGGTGTACCAGAAATCTGGTTAGCAGTAAGATTAAACAAAGACTGTGAGTTGTGAACTGTAATATGTTCACTGTCATAATCCTTTGAACCTGTGTCTTTATTTGATTGGTTTACTGTTGATGCAATATTTTCAAAAGCAGGCTGTAACATCTTCAGTGTATCTTTTTGAAGTTTTTTTCCTGTCATTTGTTTAATTTTTTTATCCATTTCATCCAACATAGCTTCATTATTTTTTATATTATCTGCTGTTGACGATTTTGCATTTAATTTTGTGGTTTGTGCCTGTATCATTGGAGCTGTTGGTGCTTTTGGAATCAAAGCTTTTATTAACTCTACTCCCTTTGGTCTATTTTTATCAGCTTTTAATTTCTCAATAGTTTCTGCTTGAGGTATTGCAGCCTGTGGCATAATAGCCGATGGTTTAAAAGCAGCTGGTGCAGTTGGATTAAGTAATTTCTGAGAACTTAAAATTGATGGATTTTTTGTATTAAGTAATTTTGGTGCATTTAAAAGTGATGGAATAGTATTAATTGGTTGTGTTGCAGTAGGCAGTATTGGTGTTGTTGGTGCTGCAGACAATTTAATTTTATTCATAGCACTTTCTTTACT